AACAGCAAGATTGCTTACAGCCAGTTTGAAGCAACAAGAGTCTCAAGTTACGGGCCTTGATGGGTTTTGGAAAACAATCACAAAAACTGTTTCTAATTGGTTTGATACAGTTAAGACGGCTATGGGACCTGAAGTTGGTTCTGAACTTGAAATACTTACTAGCAAAGTTAAGCAGCTTCAGCAAGCTTTAGATGGTGGATTAATAAATTCATCTGCAAGGGCTGAGGGTGAAAAACAATTAGCTAATGCAAAAGCAAGAATTGCTGTTTTGCAAAAAGAGGCTGACTTAAGAAAAGAAGCTCAAGCCGAACAGAATGCTGAAAAGCAAAAGATTAAAGATTATGAAGGCGCTGGTGGTGCTAATAAAGAAAAGCAACTTGCACAAGAACAAGCTAAATTAATTGCTGACATTCGTTACAACACTACTGTTGATAGCAACAATGAAGTTACAAAAATAACTTTAGATGCTGAACGAAAAAAGCAAGAAGTCATTGCAAAGTATGAAGCGAAAAGCGGAGAAGAGAAAAGAGTTTTTGCTGTAGAACTTGCTAGAAACCAAGCTCTTGAGATCGCAAAGATTGAAACAGAAGCAAATCAACAGATTACTGATTTGGTTACTAAGCAGCGTAGTTCTGCAAATGATGCTGCAACAAAAGCAGAAAGAAATCGTGCTTACGAAGTTGCTTATACAAAAGCAAATGATGAAGAACGAATTGAACTTGCTTTGAAGAAGAAGCTTCTTGATATTGATGACGATTATAGAAAGAAGCAAAGAGAAACCAATTCAAGATATACAGCAGAATATCTTAGAGAGAAAAAAGCTTTAGAAGCATCTGCAATGGAAGATGCAGAACAAGCTCGTCAAGCATTCCGTAAAAAACAATTTAATGCTGAACTTGATGAGATGATTAAAGAGCTTCGAATCAAAGAAGCTGAACAAAAGAAAATTGATGAAGCTCAAATAGCATATACAACCAAAAACTTCTATGCAGCAGAACAAGCTAAAGAAAACGAAAAGCTTGCTCAGAACAAATTGCGCTTTGAAGTTGAATCTTTTGGCATGACAGAAAAGCAGATTAAGCTAAAAGAAATTGAGCTTCAGCTTGAAAGAGACATTGCTATTATTCGCATGAATAAAGAAAATCAAACTCAAAGCGATGTTGATGAAGCTGTAAGACTTGCTACAGAGGTAGCTAATGCAAAAAAACAAACAGTAGAGCTTGCTGATAGTTTTAAAAATATTAGAGATGTTCAAACAACTGTTTGGAACAATATGTCTTCTGCTATTGATAGTTTTGTCAGAACTGGCAAGCTTTCAATGAAAGACTTTGCTCGTAGCGTTATTCAAGACTTGATTGCCATTCAAATGAAGGCTGCTGCTCTTTCATTCTTGCGAATGATGTTTGCTCCTACAATGGGTCCATCAATGGATGGTGGCGGAGCATTAGATGCTAGTTTCAATCAATACCTTGCTCCAAAAGCCGCTGGTGGTCCTGTGTCTGGAGGCTCTCCATATCTTGTTGGTGAAAAAGGACCTGAGTTGTTTATGCCTTCTGGCTCTGGAACAATCATTCCTAATAACAAAATGTCTGATATGGGTGGCACTACAAATGTCACTAATAACTACATCAATGCAATTGATACCAAATCATTTGAAGAGCGTTTGCTTGGTAGTTCCAATGCTATTTGGGCTGCAAATCAATACGCTGGTAAATCGTTAGCTGTTAACAGGGGCCGCGCATGAGCTTCCAAACTATCTTTGAAATACAACAATCCATGACGGTAAACAACCGCCGTGTGGTTGGTCAACAGGTCGCTAGGTCTGGTTACATCACAGTAGCTCAGTACCTAACTGCTGTGCCTTGGGAGTTCACCATTACTCCTCACAATTACTTGTACTATCCACAGGCCAGAAGCATCATTCAGACAATTGACAATAAAGACCGTCAGTTGCCTGAAACGATTACTTTTACCAGTGATAACCTTTCTTGGTTTACCAAGATGCAAGGAACGGCCACAGCAGCATCTTTAAATGGCGCTCCTACTGCAAACACACAAACACTTGCTTTGACCTCTAACGGTACATTTAAAGCTGGTGACTTTATTATGATTAATGGTTACACCTATAAAGTAACCGCTGATTCAGTTGGTTCTTCAGTAAATATTAATAGGCCATTGATTGGAAGCCCAACATCTGGCACAACTGTTTATTTGGGTAATGCTTGTACATTTACTGTTGTTGCTCAAACCTGTCCGACATATACTCTTACTCCTATGACGGATGGAGCTTATGTCCAGTGGGATGCACCATTTGTTTTTCGGGAATATATAACATGACAACTATCTATGCGGTTAATGGCCCTCAAATCATCCATGCAGAATTTGTCCGACTTACAGTTGGCACTGCTGAAGATGTGTATACTTTTTGTAATGCTGCCGCGCCTGTTACTGTTAATGGCATTACTTTTGCCAATCTTGGTGCTTTGCTTAATGTCGGCGATGTTCAGCGAGATATTAAAGCTACTTCGGACGACATGACTATCCAGTTGACAGGTATCGACCCTGTGAACATTGGCATCATTCTTGGTAACGAAATTAAAGGTTCACTTGTAGAAGTTTGGCGTGGGTTCCTTGATTCAAACAATCAAATCATTACAAGCCCTACAACTCAATTCTTTAAACGCTATCAAGGCATTATTAATAGCGTTTCTATTACTGAAGATTTCAATACAGAACTTAGGCAACGAATTGCCACTTGTTCTATTGCTTGTTCTTCAATGCGCCGTATTCTTGAAAACAGATTGTCTGGCATTAAAACAAATAAAAGTAGCTGGCAATCTTTTTATCCAAACGATGTATCAATGAATCGTGTGGCTGAGATTTCAAATACTTATTTTGATTTTGGCAAGCCTCCGCAAAAACAAACACAAGCAAGCGAAACAACAACAACATTAGATTTAAGTAATACCGGTATGTAAAACATGATAAGACCCGCAACAAGATACGATATTCCAAGACTGCTTGAGATTGTTGAGGCTTATGCCTACGAAAATCCAATCAAGATTCTTGGTAAAGAAGATAACCATGACCCATCATATGTTGAGCAATTGTTGTTTAGCATCATTATGGGGAAAGGATTTATCTATATTGATAAGGAACTTAGAGGAGCCATCATTGCTGTAAAGCAGCAAAACATATGGTGTCCTAAAGTCAAAGAATTACATGAGTTGTTGTGGTGGGTAGAACCTGAATACCGCAACAGCACATTAGGCGGTAGATTGTGGAAAGCATTTGACCGTACTGGAACGGAAATGCTAAAGCGCGGTGATGTTAATTTAATATCAACTTCAGTATCTTCTACAGGTGCTTGGGTTGATTACACTAAGCGCGGTTATGAAGCAGTAAGTGCAAGTTTTGTGAAGGAATAAAAATGGTCGGGACATTTATTGTTGCAGCGGCAGCGGGTACTACAACTGCTGCTGTTGCTGCTTCTTTTGCGTTAACCGCCGCTGCGTTTGCTGTTAACTTTGCGGTGTCAATGATTGTCACAAGAATGTTTTCTGACAATCCCGAAAGCCAGCAGGATATGGGTGTTCGCCAGCAAGTGCCACCAAGCTCTGTTAATGCTTTGCCTATTGCTTATGGCGATGTATACATGGGCGGCACATTTGTTGATGCTGTATTAAGTACAGACCAAAAATGTATGTACTATGTTATAGCCATTTCTAGCATTAGCCCAAATGGTCAATTTACATTTAATACAGACACCATGTACTATGGTGATAGAAAAATTGTTTTTAGCAATGTAGACCCAGCAAGAGTTGATAAACTTATTGATGATGCTGACAACGAAGAGACGAAATTATCTGGCCGTCTTTATATTGGACTTTATACAAGTAATGCCGCTGGTGTAATTACCCCTGTAAATTGGTATGCACCTGATGTTGTGATGGCAGAGACATTTGTTGGATTCACTATTCCTGCTGACCAAGTATGGCCATCGACTGGCCGTCAAATGTATAGCACAGCATTTGCTATTGTTCGTTTGGAATACAGTCAAGAAGCTGGCACAACACAACTTCAGCCAATTACATTCCATGTAAGTCATACATTAAATAATACTGGTGTTGCAAAGCCCGGTGATGTTTGGTACGACTACATTACAAATAAATATTATGGTGGTGCAGTTGGCTGGTTGCCTAATGGGTCTTTTGATTCGTCTTTTGTAAATGCTTCATCGGCTACGGCTTTAAATACTTATAGCGATGAACTAATTACATTCACCGATTCTGATGGCAACCCCGCAACACAACACCGGTATCGCATCAATGGCGTTTTAGATGCAGGGCAATCGGTTCTTTCTAACATTGACCGCATCATGTCAGCCTGTGATTCATGGATGACATATAACGCCGCGTTAGGCCAATGGTCGGTTGTTATCAACAAAGCCGAATCTGCATCATATGCGTTTACTGATGACAACATCATTGGCGAAATTCGCGTTAGTGCAACCGACATTACATCGTCAATCAATCAAGTTGAAGCGCGTTTTCCGTTCAAAGAAAACCGCGACCAAGCTGCATTTGTAAATATTGAAACACCTAGCGGTTTACTGTATCCCAACGAACCCGTTAATAAGTATTCGATTACTTATGATTTGGTTAATAATACGGTGCAAGCACATTCCCTTGCAAACCGGTTGCTTGAACAAGCCCGCGAAGATTTAATTGTTTCATTTAGCACAACATATTTTGGCATCCAAGTT